TCAACATGACATCACTCTCTTGGAGTGGACAGCCTCTCAAGGGTGTGCTGCGTGTATCGAACGCTCACGCATTTTGGGCACTCGGTGGCACATACGTGATGGATTGGTCGGTGCGAGAAGGCGTGTTGTCCGACTTCGGCTGGGGCGCAACTGCTGCGGCTGATTCGACGAACCCGTATCAGGATGCGAACCATTCGCCGAAAGTTGACCGTACGAACAACACGGACAGCACAATCGAGTTCTTACTGCGTCCAGTTATGACACTTGACAAGTCACACATCCAAATGTTCCGACACAATCCTGTCGTGACGGGCAGCACACCACAGGCCAGTCCAAACTTCTATGCAGCCACAGGTGGTTGCAAGTATGGTTTCTATGTCAGCGATGCACCGTCAGCCCGTACAGGCACGCCTTCATCACCTCCGTACAAGCCAGTGTATGCCATCAAGCCTGCAAGCAGTGTGACCACATCATCAAGCGACGGTCCGAATATTCTCGGCGTCGACGTAACAGGATATACCAAGACGGATGTAACACAACCAGTCGCCCGTATCGTCATGAGCGAGAACACACTTGAGCACTTCCGTAGTGATGCGCCTCGTCGGTTGGCCGAGGACGGTGAGTCTGACTTCTCAGTCCAACCACGTCACAGTCAAACCCTGCATCCGAAGGGTAGTTCGGGCGATACGTCTTTTAACACAGGCGACCACAGTGGAGAATGATAACATGGCTGACGCATACAACAGAACGACAGGGCGATTTAGTGAAGCCCAGTCAACTGTCATGAAGCGAGTCCGCAAGCCGTCGTTTGTCGACAACGCTGTGCGTCACGCTACGTATGTGTCATCGGCTACCAAGCGTGTAGCAGGCTCGCCTGTGCGTACAGACTTTGAATCGTCGACCGACAAGACTTACACACTATCAGAGGAGGACGACACCATCCGAATCGAGCACACCTCGTCGGGTGGGAACAGATTTAGGGGCGGTGTCTTTCATGGAGACGACCAGTTCGACGCTTCGTCGACTGTTCCTTCACTGTTCATCAATGCTGATGACAGCAAACAACGTCTCGCACCACATTCTATAGAAACAGCCACGAAGGGCACACGCATTCGCTTGAACAATCTCAAGGGTCGCAGCCTAATCGACATGGGATTCGACGGTAAGCGTTTGCAGATTGCACAACCAGTAGCCGTCGGCCTACGAACAAGTGACTTGGCCGAACGAATCGTCACCGAGGGTAGGAAAACTCTTTCAGGTTTTCGCATTTCAGCGCCAAGCAACGTGTTTGTGGCAAAAAACATCAACAACGTCGATGCTTTGACCGCTTTGCGGTACTTAGCAAGGCATGATGGTTTCATGACGAAGGCTGACTCGCACGGAATGGTGAGTTACATGCACCAATTGCGTGGCAACCGGTCGGTTTACATTCACCAAGACATGGTTTCTGACGGTATTACGGAAGAAAACATGGATGCGGCCCCTAATCGGGTCACTGTACGGGGCAAACGACGTGCAAACAACGATGACAACATCATCCAAGTCGATGACATTGATTCTCAGAAGGATGGTTTGCGTGAAGTGCAGGGTGGTATCTTTGCACCGACAGCCAACAACCGCAATGCGACGAAAAACATCGGTCGTAAGTTCTTGGCTACTGCAAAACGTGCGAAAGGTGCCAAAATGCTGACGGGAACCATCAATTCAATGGCTGTGCGTGCTGGTGACATCGTTTCGTTCCAAGATATTGGTGAAAAGACCCAAGATATTGTCCTACGAGTGCGTCACAATCTCACTGAGCGTCGTTCTGACATCAAAGTGTCCTCAATCGAGGGCAGTTTGGAAGATTTGATACAACGAGCGCAAGAAGGCGACATTTCTTCGATGTTTGATGACGGTCAAGAAGAAAAGCAGCAGGTCAAAGAGAAAAATTACGCTGTTAGCGCTACAATGACCGTCAAAACCACTTGGGTCATCGCTGCAAGGCAAGTTCGACCCGAAGGGATGATAATTGGGCACCCTACAAGGGGATTGATTAAAGGAGATGGCTCAGTAGCCGAAGCAGACAACGCATTGTTGACGTTAGGGACATCTCAGTCGAAATGGATAGTAAAGGGGAATGGTTGAATGCCGTTATTGACATCAGGACATCGATTTGTAGTGGACAAGTTGGCTGAGGAGATTACACAGGTGGTCTTTGGCTTTGACGGAGGTATTGCCACCAGTGAAGACGGCGGAGCAGGTCGACCTGCTGTCACAGTCACACCTGTTGTCCGTATTGTCGACGACAACACCATATCGGTTGAGGCTAAACTCACAACCACTGATTCATTCGCCTTACCTCTCCGAGAGGTATGTATTCGCTCGGCTGACCGAGCATTGTTCCGATACACGTACGACGCAATCACGAAGTCGTCAGATACGGAACTGATATTCTCAACAATCATCGAGGTGAACTAACATGGTCAACCCACTATCAGGACACACAACTGGACAAACTGTATCATCTGAGTCGTTGAAAGACGGAGCAGGGCTAACGAGCACATCACTTACTAATCTGTACGAAGGGTTGCACGGCAACGGTATCGTTCGACTCGATGACCGTGCCTACAACGACAGTAACCGTCAGAACACAGGTGCCAACACTGCTGGGCGTGTAGACGTAGCAGGTAGTGGAGCAGTGACCGTGTACGGTGGGTACGCAGTGCTTGGTGGCGTTTTGTACACCTTTGCCAACGGTCCGAACTCGTCGAAGACCTATACCGCAGGTGACACTGCATGGCATCTTGGTTCGCTACCGTCTGTGCCTTCAAACAATTCAGATGTGATTGTCACTGTGTACGTCGTCGCCGACAACAACACTGGTGTTGCAAACGTCAAGCATCACTTTGGCACACCAGTTGTAACAACAACGGGGACGCCTCTTACATCTGATACCTTTCTGTCGGCACCGGGACCTACGAACAATCAAGAGGTCACAGTGCTCGCTATTTTGCGTTATACCATGACAGGCGGGGCAGCAAACGTCACTGCTTCGCTCAACACACCTACGGTCAGCGACAAGCGATGTTTGCTTAGCAACAGCCCGATGTACCTGACACCACTAACGTCGGGTGCTACGGGTGGCTACGCCAGTTCAGAAGCCATTGACCATGTCAACGGCTCTCTCGACACCATGGACTCACGAATAAGTGGGTCTGAATCAGGAGCGTTCAACGCCTCGCCATTGGGTGCGGTGTGGCAAAGCCACAGCCCTGACGGGCACGCAGTCTTGTACTACAGCGCTCGGCGAGACCAAGGAGGCTCGCCTGCTCGTAACACGTGGAGACTCGCACCGAACGAGGTCAAGGTTATTTCAACTGCATCAAATCAGACGTTTACGTTTGATGGACCCAACATTTGGATAATTACGACCTCAGGTAACATCACACTCAACCCGTCAGGTACATTCCCTCACGGTCATACAATTGAAGTGTATCATGCTGCGGGAAGCAACAACTTGAATTTTGATGCCACTGGAATCAACGTCAACGTAACAATCAACCTGTATGGTAAGTTCGTTTACACTGGTTCAGCATGGGCGAAACTCGACTTGCATACGGTGAGTTGATGGGTGAACTGATTGACCAACTGATGCAGACGTGTGAAGTCTGTAAGACGACGGCGTTACCGCTGTCCATATCAGGCAAGTACACCACAGGCTCAGCCGTGGTATTGCACGAGTGTCCCAACTGTGGCTACATCCGTAAGCACGGTGGCTTGGGTCCGATAGCCGAGCGAGCATCTCTTTCTAACATACGCAAACGGCTGAAAAAGTCAGGGCATGGACAAATGTCGTTGCTGCTACTGCGCCATGCACAGGACACTATCATCAATCAACGAACGCATTAGTATCGCTTGAGGTTCGGGTAGTTGGTCGTAAAGCAATCTTCGCACAGCGGAAAATAAAGACCACCCTCATTGTTTCTCAGTGACCCTATTCTCCACAATTTTATTTTTGCTCTTTTCTCGCAACCTGACATAGAACAGGCGTATTCTGCTGGACCTGCACCGTCCCATAGTATTCTCACATACGATGCCCCGTTGTCGCTTTTGTAAATGTGCCTGCCCGTTTTATCTTTCTGACCTGTACGTAATTTTTGTTTCACGCAATCACCTATTCATCAGATTTCTTGCCGATGATGTCGTCGATGCGAAGAATGCTGATGCTGACTTCGCTTGCTGACAGGATTGCCTGCCTTACCAAACCAACTGGCTCCCATACGTTTGCCTCAGTCATAGAGCAAGTGCCACCGTTCTCGATGTCAGGACCTGCGTCTTGATTGCCTTGTTGATGCTCGTTGCGTAGCGCAAGGATGGTGTCCAAAGGCACGAACCCTGCGTTCTCAGCGATGGTAGCAGGGATGGTCTCTAAGGCGTCAGCAAACGCTTCGATAGCCATCTGTGCTCGACCGCCAATCTCAGCAGCACGGCTGCGGAGGTTGAGCGCTGCACCGACGTAGGATGAGCCACCACCAGTGACGACCCTGCCACTGTTGTAGGCAAGGCATACTACGCCGAGAGCATCATCGAACCCACGTTCGGTCTCATCGAGTGTCTGACGCGTAGCACCACGCAATACGAGCGTGGTCACGTTGCCATCACCCTTGACGATTATGTAGTCCATGTCACCAACAGTCGTTTGTACGACTGAGGCATCTGAGGCTGTTAGAACACCTTCAACTGAATGGCTGACTGTTGTGCCCAGTAATGTAGCCATAGCATCGAGGTCGCTTGGTGGAACACGGTGTGCTACGCTGATGTTGTTCTTGGCGAGCAGTGCTGCTACGAGTTCGTTGACGCTGTCACGACAGAACACGACACCGCCTTTCGGCAACTGCTCGACGATTGCATCGACCTTGCCTTGCCAAACGTCCTTGTCGGCATACTGCTTGTAGGACTTGATGTCGCTGACGCTTTGTAGATTGACCTGCACGCCCTCTTCTTTCTTGACTGACAATCCAGTGTTGATGAGAAGCACTCGCCCCTCAGGTTCGTTTGGCATGTTCGGTGTCAAGAATGTCTGATTGAGCATGACACCACCAAAGCAGTGCGAATCATCGAGTGAACCACCCGGTTGCCCAATGACACGAATGCGCTTAATGTCACCCTTTGCTTGTTCCGCTGCCTCAACACATAGTGCTGATACGTGCTCCATGCTCGTCTCAAGTGACTTGCCAGTGATAGCCGTCTTTGCTACGTGGGTCAGATATTCCTTTGCTTCAACCGTAGTGCTTTCGATGTGGTCAACTGCCCACTTTGCTGCCTGACGATACCCTTTGCAGATGATGTTTGAGTGTAGTCCTTTCTCAAACAGTGGTTCACTGTTACCGAGCAAAGAACCCGCCAATACGGTTGTTGTCGTTGTGCCGTCATAGCACATGCTTTCTTGCGTGTTTGCTGCTTCAACAATCATCTTTGCACCGGGATGTCCGATGTCCAGTTGCTGTAGGATAGTCGCACCATCGTTTGTTACGATGACGTTTCCACCTCCGTCAACCATCATTTTGTCCATACCCGCTGGACCCAAGGTCGACCGAACGGTGTCGGCGATTAGTTTGGCTGCTCGGATGTTGTTGCTTTGTGCTGTTTGTTTCTTTTCTCCAGTCATGTTTGTCCCTCTTACCATGTCACCTCATATTCAGTGACGACTCCTGACTCTCGGCATCTTGCCTTGACGAAGCCTTCTTGGTGACCGTGATTCCACAACTCATAGGACAGTTGTGCGTCCTTCAAGCAATACTCGGCTACTTTACCGTAGTTGCCCTTACGCCATTCAAGTGGCGCATCTTCGCTTCGCATAAGTTTGTCACTACCTAAAGTGTGACGACATGCATCCGATAGTGGTATACGCTGCTTTGATGCGCTACGCAACAAAACAGACGTATCGATAATGTGTTCCTTTGATTTGGAAAGAGCATCGCCTGCTGCCCAGCAATCGAGACTATCTCGTAGAACAGGAAGGTCGAAGTTCATCAGGTTGTGACCAACGACACGGCCTCCCTTTGCGATGTGGTCGGACAAGTCTTTACCCAGTGTCTCAGGGTGCAGTTCTTTCAATACCACGCCATCAGGTAGGAACTTCTTGGCCTCGGACTTGTTGCAGTACACGACACCCTCAGAACCATTCCACGTCGCTACGACGGTTGGCTCAAACATGTGCGTGTTGTTCCACCCGCCAATCTCATGAGAATAATTCTCAGTCTCGATGTCAAGTGCCATTACGTCGCTCATTGTAAAACCTCTTCCCACTCAGTGCCACAACAATCGCATGACCAAAGAATCCACGAACCATCTTCTGCCTCGTCAATCTCGGTCTTCTCATCATCCCATCCACCTTGGCAAATGCCTTGGATAAACCACGGACATACATCATCGCTCATGCTATCAGTTCCTTTATCTCGATTATCTGTTGGATGGTCTCTTGTAAGACGCCTCTACATGGCTCACAGACACAGACTTCTTTGTTCCTTCGGTAGCCGAGCAACAGAAGTGCTGACTCGTCAGGGTCATGACACACGAAACATTCACGCATCGTCTCCCTCCTTGAACTTGAGATGCTCTTTACGTAGTCGGACATACTTGCGTCGACTCTCGCTTGTTTCTTCAAACAGTTTTGCACCGAATTGATTGTACTTGGTGTTGATTGAGTTATCGCTGCTGAGGTTCATATCCTGACCGAACATGTTGAATAGGTCACGTTTCTTGACCCATCCTTCACCACGGTTGTCATCGAAGTCGAATCGCTCCGAACGCTTGTAGGCCATCTTCCATGCTTGCTCGACGTTCTTACGGTCTTTGTGAGCCATACCCACCTTGACCTCAGATTCAAGCCACTGAATCAGATTGCTGTATAGGTCATACAGAATCTCCTTTGCCATATCGATATGGTCACCACGGACAACCCACGTTCCCTCAAGCATCGCCATATGGTGTGCTAATACATTCGTATAGTTCTGTAACCCCATGATGAATGATGCACAAACAGATTGCTTGTGCGGGTCCATGTTCTCAACGAGGTAGTAGTACTCGTCGATAGCCCCAATCAATGCAGGTACGTAGCCGTCATCGATTGTGAACAGTTCGTCCATGACCTCCATGGCCCATCCTTCTTGCGTATCATCGTCGGCATCGTCCCATTGCATAGGCTGAATACCAACCAGTTCACACACTCTTCTCTTGAGTGAAAGTTGTAGGTCGTTAAAGTAATCAACAATCTCCCTGTACTTGATGTCGTGCTTTGTCCTGTTGTGCACGCTCGCTGCAAGTTCGTGGGCTACATTGCGCTTCATGTCCAGTGTCCACTCACGCCAATACAGCAAAACACGCTGAAAGATACCCTTGTCGAGAACGTGCTCTTTGATGCCCTTCGGTGGGAATGTCGTAATCCATAGACTGACTTCCGACTTGATTGTGATTGTTCCGTCACGCAAGTGCTTGGTCAGAATGTTCCGACCTGTACCTGCGGAGTTGAGTGCTGATTGAAGGAACAGTACAGTTCCTTCTGAATGCTGATTAGGCTTGAGTAGGATTGAACCTTCGTCGAAGTTCATACCCTTTCGCCCTGCAAGCACACCCGGTCTTTGGACAGGTGGCTCGCCTTGTTCTTCTTGAACGAACGAGCCTACGAGTGCTGCATCTGTACCCGTCGAATAGTCGACGACCTCTAACCCTGAGTCTTTCATTACTTTCTGAATGACCTCAAAGGCTACAGATTTACCAGTCCGTGTGTCTTGAATCCAAAACACACTTACTCTCGGACACAGGTTGCTCCCTCCCACTGGAATACGTACGTATGGTAACGCTGCTTGTCCCAGTATGAAAAAGAACGACAGTAGTCCGGGTATCTCGTTGTTCTTACTTACTTCTTTGAAGTGGCTCAGGTACCCCTTTAGTATGGGATAGCGTGAAACCGCCTCATATTTGTCTGCTCGGTGTTCTATCATTTTGTTCCCTCTTCTTCTTTGTTGTCCGTTCGACACGGACGGGTTCTTCGCTCGTTAGAACGTCTATTAAACGCTTCCGTAGGGTAGGTCCCATACCCTTTACTTTTTTCAGTGATTCTTGGAAAAGCATCTCCTCGATGCTCCCACATTTTTCTAACAGTTTCACGACCAAATCAGGTCCGAAACCCGGAATTGCATTAAGCATATCAGCACGAACGTCGTTGGTGCTCACTCTTGTAACAGCACGTGCACCGTGCCGTGAGGCAGGCTTGTGTGCTTTTTTGTGTAGTTTGACGATGAACATCGCCGCTTCGACATGGTCTTTGGCCTTGTAAATATGGCAATCAAAGTCAGCCATGATGCGAGCGAATGTGCCCATCAGTTCGTTCGTGACTCGTGAATAGTTGGCTTTTGCCCCTCGATTCTGAGCCATCTTGACGTACTTGGCTATGTCACCATGTACAACCAAGAACACTCGGTCGCAGTTGGCGTCGAGGTTATCGAGTTGTCGCCAAAGATGACCGCTGTGACTTGATTGGAAGAAATCGCTAAGACTCTTGCACTCAACGTGCCCTGCACCTACTTTGTAGTCTCCCATGCCGTTAAGGAACTGAGGCTTGACAAGTACGCCTTCCTTGCTCGCCATGCGATGCACAGCCTCACAAAGCGGTCCACGCTCGTTGCTATCAACTATCAGTGGCGGTACGCTCATCCTTATCCCTCACTTTGTACAAATTGACTTTACTACTGTTGCCCCCTGTAGAGAATGAGCCACAAACTTCAATTTCGTTTTTCAGACGTTTATTGATGAGTTGGCTGACCGATGCCGTAGTCAAGCCTGACTGACGTGGAGCCAGTGAAACTATTTCATTAGCACTGATAGGTCTGCTCTGTTCTCTGATAATTTTCATAACAATATCCATCTTCGTTTTCTGTCCACCTTTACGCATCCGTCGTCGCCTCCTTGATAGCGCCGGTCTTATCCCAGTACCGGCATTTTCCAATACACAGTCCTTTCTGCCATAAGGATTTACACGTTTGTGGATAGTCCTTACCGACGATGGTACTGACTTGGTACCGTGTCACACCCAAGTCTTGGTCAGCCCATTGCAGGCTCATCAGGAACTCGACGATTTCTTCGGCGTGCTCTTGGAGTTGGTCAGGCGAGAATCGATGCACTGGAAAGAAGTTTCTCTTACGTGCAGCCAAGTATTTCACCAGTTGAACACGGGCATCATGACTGGGGTTTCCTCCCACTTGGCAGGCTGCCTGATTCAGACAAGGTAAGATGATGACATCGTTCATACGAACAGTTGCTACATCCAATGGCTTGGCCTTCGGGTCGAACACTTGGAGTGATTCTGTCACCTTTCTAACCTTCAACTCGACACCCTTCTCCCCATAGGAGATGGTGCCACGAGACGGTTCCATGGCCTTCTGTAAGATGTGATGATACCCGCCCTCCAAGTCTTCCGTGGTCAGCGGTATGCTCCAATACCCACGCTTAGCGTTGTAGGAATTCGGTATTCTAATTAGTCCACTCGTGTCAAATGGCACAGCAGGGTCACAGCAATACAGGTCAAACTTCTTCACCCAGTCGTTGACCAACTGCATACCTGATTCACGTAAGGCGGACAGTTGCCCACCAGTGCTTGGCATGTGACGTTCGGCTAAGTCAATCCACACGTGATAGCCTCCACCGCTAAACCACACGGCGTGTGATATGTTTTCCTCCATCAGAAAGCGATGCAGTCGTAATGTTTGTTCAAGCGGAATATGAGGCTGCACCTCAGCCCCCTTGTCTTTGAAATTCTTCGGGTCGAAATCAAGAACGAAGTGTCGAACGATTGGCGTCTGTAGGTCGACGCGTCGATGATGCGGAACTTGTGTGCCACGATAACCATAGACTGTCATGTAAGCGTTGGAAACGCCGTTTTTGCCACGCCAGTATCGTTCAAACGAACTCTTGCTATCAACCAACTTGCGATAGCCTCGACCTTGCTCCGTGCTCAATTCAAGCACTTCTCTTGGGAAGTCAAAATGTATCTTCATGTCTCTCCCCTCTCTTCTTCATGTACATGTAAATGTCCCTCATTGCATCGTGCATGTCCGCAGGGTCGATAAGCACTCGGTTGTTGAGGCTAACTAACGCTATCGCTGGAAAGCGTTCGCCGTTGATGACCATCTCGTTTTGAGCCATGATGGTCACAACCTTCTCTTGCATCGCAAATGCGACAGAGCACTCTACACCGAATACGGCGGACACCCAATACTCAACACATCGTTTGACTGATTCAGCCGCCTGCATTCTCTTGCCTCCGAATGCGTGGCTTAGATTTTTTCCAATAGATGTCTCCACCTTCTTGCCATGCTGGGCATTCGGTCACGAACTCGCACCATGCACACTTGCCTTCACTTGGCTGTGGCACGAAGTTGTTCGTTAGATATGCTTCAACAAGATTGCGAAGATGTCGCTTGAGTGTGTCGTTGATGTATCGCCTGTTGATTTTCTCATAGGCTACGTGATTCTCGCTTCTCGGCACTCCCTCACGCTGCCCGTATGGATAAAACCAACCCCAGTGTGACACATCCTTCAATGGATGGTCAGCCTTGTGGAGCAGGTCGGTATAGAAAGCCATCTCAGTCCGCATCGAGCGAACCTTGTAGTCTGTCCCGACCCACTTACCGGTCTTCAATTCCATGAGTGTATACGTCCCATCCTCGTTCTCATAGCCTCGGTCAATGCTGCCTGCGAAGTGAATCGGTATAGTCACGACTTCTCCGTCGAACTCAAAGTCAATCTCCTCAAAGGCGTGAACCTCTAACTCATTGATGACGGGCAAGAACCTGTCAGGGTCCTGTTCAAGTCGAATCAAATCCCACTCGATGCGTTGACGAATGATAGGTTCTTCACCCAGCGTGTACGGTTCATCCGACTGAGGGACACAGTCGAGGAGCATTTGTAGTGCCTCCTCTCTGTGACCCTTCTTGAGTGCCTCGTATGCTTTACGGTACACTGGTCGAGCCAGTACATAGAACTCTTCGATAGCATCGTGGACATTTGTTCCACGCAGCATGTCGTCCGTCTCGGGACTCTTGCGGCCTTCGATACGCTTGTACTCGTATTGTTTCTGACAGAATGTGAAATCCGACGTGAGACTTGACTTGGTGACACGAAGATATTTGTCGTGCCCTACGTGCCACTGATAGGTGGACTTACCGTATGCTTCCCAATTGCGCTCAGACATCGAATCACTGCGGTTGCATCATTAGCCCTGCAACATAAACGTATTCGCTGATGAGTTCGGCTGCTTCTTTCGGGTTATCCACCTTTGATAGAAGTGTGTCTTCGATTTTCTTCTGTAGCATAATCATCTGTACTGACAGGCTCGTGAGTCCTGTAAGCAATCCCTTCTGTGGAGCAGCCTTGGCTGCTTTCTGCGAAGGTATATACTCGTCGGGCGACTTCTTCTTTTGTTGAGAAGATGTCAACTTATCTTTGATTTTGTTCATGCGATTGACTTTCCCTGACAATTTGTACATACTCTTTCTCTTACTACCAGTTCGCTCTAAGACCCCTTCTCCAACCAGTGTAACCAGTGCGTTTGTTACCAACTGCCTGTTGTCCTTTGTTCCCTTGAACAGCGAATTATTCTTCACTATATTGTAAAGAGCCTCACGAGTAAATATCGTGTCTGCTCCGAATTGGTTCGCTATTACTGCTTTTCGTGCTTCTTTCTTGCTTGTTTTTTTGGCTACCATTTTTCTCACCTTTCTTTCGGACTACATACTAATATATTAAATGAATCACCAATAAGACTTGGGCTTTGCTTTACCCGAAGCGTAATCTATATTCCACTCCAGTGCCTTGTATATAGGCTCAATCTTTTTGGTTATCAATTTCAATACCATAGTATCATAGTCGAGTATAAATTCATCGAGTTCACTCTCTTCGTGGAATGACACGATGTCTGTTTTAGGCAGGCCGTCGGGTACATCCTTTACGTATACCCACTTAGCACTGTCACCTTCGTCAAATCTTGACCCATTATATCGCTCGGCCAAGTGAGCGTTGTAATATCTTGCACCTTTTACACCCGGCACTCCGACACTCGGAGCATAGTTGTTCAAGGGCTTTTGGATGCGAGTAACACCACACAAATCCTTGAGTGGTATGTCACCATTTTGAATACGCTTTGCCAGTGGGCGAACTAATGAAGTTGCATCATTCTCCGTACCACCATTACAGACAATAGTAAGTAAGTCTCGCTCCAATGTCCTCGACACTGGGGCGAGTGTTGATATTTTACCGAACCGTGCTGACTTGGATTTACCTTCGTCCTCAGGAGGCCAAGAGCATACACCATAGTACAGGTTCTTGCCTGCTACAATCCAGTACGGCATGTATGCCTCAAACTCAACGAACAGATGACTGGCGTCGAGTTGTCGTTGAACTTCGTCGGTCAAGTGTTTGGCGAGAGCCTCAGCCTCGTCAAATGGAATCTGAACAAATGCGGAGTCGGTGTGACCGTACAAGGCTGAATAGCCTTGAGCCTCAGACTCCTCCATCAAGAACCGAATAGACTCTCGACCTCTTGATGTAATAGCGCTTGCGATAGCAGGTGCTGCCCACCCCCAGTGGGTACTGGCACACATACCGTATAGTGACGCCATGACGCGCTTTACTGCGAGTTGCATGGTGTTCCATCCTGAGCGTTCTGACTTGGTATCAGCAGCACGCATGTTCTTCTTGTAAGCATCACGTACCTCAAACAACTCCTCGACGATTGTGGGTAGCAGCCCACGCTTCGACTGGTCCCAGCACGTACCGTCCTTGAGTTCCTTGATGTTCTCCTCACCACGCCGTGCGTTGTCAACTTGCGTTTCCCACGACAGGTTATCGCTCAGTATGATTGAGGGGTACAACCCCTTGTAGTCGACACAGGCAACACCCTCGTATCGACCGGGTTTCGGTGGAGGTATGAACGCCCCTTCGTAGTCCACCTTCTCAGCACCTGACGATGTCGGCGCTTTGTTGACTGTGCGACGACTGAGCAGGCCACGTGCGAACCGTGTGACGTTGTGACACGATTCAAACATGACACCACAGAAACGCTGTAGTGCTAAGTAAAAGTTGAGAATGTGATTGTCCTCATCGATACGCTTGAGCAAGAGAACGTCTTGCATACAGTAGTCGACGTATTCGTCGAATCGCTCGTACCATCCTGTGAACACGTCCATGTCGAACTTGTTCGCATAGCCTAACTCCTCAGCGATGGTCGCCAACTTGAGATTCGATAACTGCGGTCGACCACTGTCTTTCCATACACGCTCAAAGCCTGTACCACTCTTGAGTGGGGCAGCGGTGTCGAAGCACAGGCGACCCGCTACAGGCTGCGCCGTGTAGTCGTAGCCACCACGCTTGTCTTTGCGTGGACGCAACACCCGACCCAGTGGGCTGAGCCGTCGATAGGCGTCCCTGCCGAGTAACTTCTTTTGCATCAATCGACCTACCATGTGTGGCAGGTCAGCCCACATCAATGCGTGAGCAACGAAGACGTCAGGGTTGGCCTCCTCAAGATGGTCGAGGAAGCGACTGTAGATTGCACGCTCGGAGTTACAAATCACTCGTCTGTATGAAAACTCGGCGGTAGTGCCATCCTCATACTCGTGCTTTACATGACGCACCTCGTCGATGCACTCGTCGTCGCCCAACTCTCTTGCTGAGCGTTCCGACCAACAGTAGGCTACACTCTCATTGGTGTGGCTGTCTGTGAAAGCAATGACCGTAGTGAAGCCCTTGACAGGGTCCCACTCAAGGTCGAGATGCCATACACGTGGTGTCCAATCAGGCATCTCACTGACTTCGTCGATGAGGTATCTGTCGGGCAACCGTAGGTCAGCCTCCCATGTCTCAATCTCACGACGCACGCCGTGCAAGTCGTTGGGTCGCATTACGTTGACACGAATCAAGTCCTCACCATACAGACCAGTGGCCTTCGTAGAACGGTCGATGGTTAGCCCATAGTACCGTTCACTCAGCCGAGTCAAAAGGCGGGGAGGGGTGTCGGCTCTTACCCATGTGTAGGGTTGGAAGTCCGTCACCGTCTCTTCAATCAGTTCGCCTTCGGGCGAGCGCCATCGCTTGTACAGCGCAGCCATGCCCTCAGGGTCAGGATAGTATTGTTCGATAATCACTCCTCTTCCCCCGCACCCAACATGTGACTGGTGGAATTCAAGAACGTATATTTCATTATCGAAAACAACCGATGTGCTTGATTATTTAAGTTCGCCATCTCTAAGGTCAATTGAGACCATTCGGGGTTCTGTCTTTTCAATTCGATGTATTGTTCCTTATCATCCAGTATTAAACCAAGAATGCTTTGACCTTCTTTCCAAGTCTTTTCATAGAAATTGATTACTTCTTCAATGTTCATTCGTCCTCACCTATGCACAGCACGTCCGTGTTGACTGATTTATATCGACGTATCAGCGCCTTCAAGTTCTTGCGTGACATCCGTCTGTTGAAGTACTGACCATGTCCACGTAGGTAAAACCGCACACTGATGACTCGACTGTCATCCAACTCGTCAGGTATGACAATCCATTGCATGGATGCCACTTCTTTCAAATCGATAATCAGACTGTTTGCTGATGCATATTGTTTTTGTATGTCATTCATTTTTCTCTCTCCTTTGTTTTTCTCTTTTGAGCCTTGCACATGTAGCGCATCGCTTGCAATGCTTCCAATACTTTGTGATTGGTCGCTTCTTGCAATCAATGCACATTTGCGTCATTCCTTTGTCCTCTTGATAGCGGTGCACCTCATTCGTCCACCTCTTGGTCAAACACAATGAGTAGGAAGTCGTCGTTGCGCCCTCGTATGACGAGGGGTGCGTTCTCACCCATGTGAATCGAAACGTTCTGATTCGGCACCGTGCCCAACAAGTCAGGCAACCAGTGAGCGAAGTGCGATACATACGACTCTTTGTCGCCTGACACTTGCTCAGCCTCAGCGTTGACGAACATCTTACCCTTGCTTGACTTGGACGCCATGACTGTGAAGTCACTGTCCTTCGGTCGCAACTCGGCCTTACAGGTAAACAGATTACCTATCACCTTCGTCGCCTTCGCCAGTGGGTACAGGTCAGACCCGTCGACCACAGCCTCAGCAGGCAGTGGTGCGTTCCCGAAAGACGTCCACATGCTCTCCTCGCTTTTCTTGACTATCTTCTCAATCAGGCTGACGTCACTGTCCGATGCAATGTATGTGCTCGTCGGCAACTCAAGGTTGCTGTTGCCACCCTTGACATGCAAGGGTCGGCCTCGACCTCGTTGGTTGACTGTGACGTCGGCTGATGTCACCGACTTGAGGAAGGCCAAGAGGCGAGCGACATCGCTCACGTATATGTGACCCTCATCATCACTGGTGCAAGGCATACCCTTTCGCAAGTAATGCGTCAATTGACCCACGGCAGCGATGATAGTGCCCGACGATACCCGAAGCACGAGGTCATCGACACCCTTAGCAAAGGTGTCAACGAAGCCAATCAGTGCTTTTCTGTCCGCTTCAAAGGTAGGCATACGCCTCACAGGGTCCTGTCACGTAGTTCCGGCAAGCCGTACCACTCAGCGTTCTGTCCCTTCTTCGTCACGAAGAACGTGCGTTCCTGACCCTGCAAGTTCGGGTTGGTCTTGACCTTGACGAACTCGGCGGAGTAACGAGTCTCACCCGTCTCCTTGCCGTCCTCATCACGAACCTTGGTGTCCTTGCACCATAGAATCTGTGTGAGGTCGTTGTTGGCCTGCTTCTCCCATACGAACTTCCAACCGTCATGGCTGTACTCATCGTCGGCTGACTTGATGTGCGTCTCCCAATAGACGTCCACACCAAGCATGTTCATCTGTCGGCACAACGCAGTCAGTTGCTTGAATCGAGTCGAACGGATGTTCCAATTCCAACCAATCTCCTTGTTGAGTTTGGAGGCGGCTGCTTCAATCGCATCCTTTGCATCCATCTCAAGGTCGTAAATCTTCATGTTGTTGATACAGACTTGGTCGAACTGGTCAACCGCAGTGACAAGGAACGCCTTCAATCGAGGCTTGTCCCACTCAGGGTCACGCTGATTGCGAGCATACTCCAATGCGAACTTACAGATGTCCATCACACGTTGGTGTGTCTTCTGATAGTCAAACGCCGTTCGGTTGCCGACCTGCGTCGACCACGGATTCCAAAGACGGAAGCGGTCGTCGTCAGGGTAATGCGTCTCTTTGCAATCGAGAGCACCACTGTCGAAGTCCATACACCACATCATCTCGTTGTCCTCAGCATAATGTGCAAAGGCATCCATGACGGCACCAGTCTTGCCTCGACCACTGTGACCTCCAATGCCACAGAAGATGGTCGACGGCTTGAACTTCGCTTGAACCGTCTGTTGGTTGAACTCGTTCATCAGTTCGGGGTAGTTCGTTGTAGCACCACTCTTCGGAGCAGGTGCTGCCTCCTTCTTAGCAACTGGCTCAACTGGCTCAGATTGCACAGGGGGTTCGGTCTTCTTCTCTTCTTTGTTTTCTTCGACAGCCTTGTTCAGCGCTGCCTTCAATGCGTCTAATCCACTCATTCTTCTTCACCTCAAAATTGGTCGATGTCTGTGTTTCCACCCGTTGCTCCCGGTCGTGCTGTTCGTGGAGGGACATAGATACCAAAGGCCGTGAGGCTCGGCACCATGTCGTCTCGGAACATCCGTGTCTTGAGTTGCCCACAGATGAGCACTGGAGTGCGCTCAGCATAAGGTACCCATTCATCACCCTTCTTAAACTCAAACGGATTGTTCTCGTCGTTCAGGGTGCCCGGAATCCATACGGTAATCTCGGACAGTGGGGACTCTCGACCATACTTCGACTGAGCGCTCAGGCTTGTGATGCTCAGGCGGAAGTTGCGTCCCGTTCTGTCGTACTGGTTGTCGTTCGCCTCTTTGTTGAGTCGACTGACATATCCCTTCGTGATAACCGTCGGCGAAAGGAAGCCGTCGTTGTAGGCAATCTTTCGGTCGTCGTACGCTTCAAGGAGTTCGGCCATGTCGACGTAACTGTCGTGCTTATCACTGACCCAAAAGCGTGCTGCATCTGTGAAGTCAGACATGGAGTCGTCGTTCTCAATGTAGATGATTGAGTCACAGAAGTCACGGTTTGTGTATACTGTGTCTCGTGTTGGGTCATTCGGAGGAATGACTTGGACTTGGCACAGTTGTCCAATCTCGTATTGTGCTGACATGCTGTTGCCACTCAGTGCGATACGCCATAAGCGTGGGTTCTCGATGAGGCTGTTGACCTCGTTACCAAGGAAGTGCATGTAGCGTACTTCGCTTGTCGGTGCAATCGGCTTGCCGAAAGTGGCTGTACCCTCTCGGTTGTTGAGGAGAGCCACCATTGTGTTGTCGACTTCAAGTGCAAACCACGGTAGGTTGTCACCATCGACACGCTCATTGGTCGGTTCGCCGTTGACGTGCCATACTCCCTCTTTCGCCTTGAGGATGCCAATCATACCCTGCTCAATAGCACGGTTGCTGTCACGCTTGAAGAGACTCACGGCCTCTTCTCGTTGTCGTCGACGTAGGTCAGTCGGGGCGTCGTTCAATCCAAGGACGTGGCCTACGAATTCAATCGTGTCACGGTTACCACCGCCACCACTTCGCCCAAGATTCCGTGTATCGATGACAAACATCTCAGCCCATTCTGTCAACAGATAGGCGTCTTCACTTTGCCAGTCGGTCACACCGAACTCGTCGCTGAGCCATTGCTCAAACTCCTTTATCGCTTCTTCTTCTCCTTTTCCAGTTCTTTCTGCGTATGCTTTTATACGTTCCATTACTTCATCATTCATCTTTTCACTTCCATGTTTTGTTTTAGTGTTGCCACGAAATACTCAAAGAATGCTATATCGTCATCAGGCCATTCGTTGGTCATTAGAATAAAACGACCGTATGTTCTCATAAACGCATACCACTCCTCTCCCTCTTCCAGCAGGGGTCGTGCTCGGAACCTCAACTTCTTTAATGTTCCGAAGCGGTTGTTGCCTTCTTCAAGTTCTCGTAGAATATATGCAGCAAGCGACTTATAGTCGCCGCCTGCTAAATTAAGCGCAGCCTTCGCCATGTTGTTACCACGACCACGTATATGTTCCATTAGTGCGTCGTCAGTCTTTGACAAAGACTGCAATGTATCAACTACTTTTCTTGCACTACCGGAGTAATAAGAACCCAAGTTCCTGTAATACTCTTTCCATGCGTCGGGTAATTGCTCTTGCTCGTGAATGTTTAATGCCACTTGCTCTATTTCATCAGATGTCATGGGCTTGAAATGATACACTCGACATCTATCTATTATCGCTGAGTGGAAACCACCCATGTCGTTGGCTGTAAGAATAAATCGTACAGTCTTGTGGCTCGTCTCCATGATTTGACGCAGTGCCTTCTGTGCATCTTTTGTTAGTGAATCCGCTTCATCCATGAGAATGTATCGGTGTGAAGCCATCAGTGCTTTCTGTGAGACAATGTGCTTGAGTTCATCTCGGATGTACCCAATCCCTCTGTCGTCACTGGCGTTGGTGACGATGACGTTGGCAGGGTCGAACGCACTCCCCAATGCTCCCCTTGCCAACGCCATCGCCGCCGTTGTTTTACCCACACCTGACGGTCCTATGAAGAGAAGGCACGGCGGTGTCGTTTCCGCCGTCCATTCTCGTGAATCTCTTTTCAATTCTTGACAACCAACCATTTGGTCGACAAGTTCCGGTCTGTATTTTTCTCTCCAAACTTCAATCATCATATCCCCTCTTTCTTACTTCTTTAAATAGCCCTACCAAAATTACACCATTTCGATGAGGTCCGTTAGTTGACTTGTATCACTGAATCCGAGGTTGTCGTCAACATACATCACCTCGCCCACCATGGACATGGTTGACAGGTTCATATCTTTGACCTGCCCAACCAATACAATGGCCTGTTCTTCAATCGGCATCCAGTGATTGCCGACGAGGACCCCGTTCTTCGCCAACCTTGTCCTCAAGTGGTTGGCAACTGAGGCGTTTAGTTTAATCTCAAGTACTTGGTATGGGTCGAAGCCATCCAAGACTCCGAGCCTCAAGTGCGTCTCATACTCCGCATCCTTCTTTACAGAAAGACCGAGCAAGTGAATCTGATACGCTCCGTCCATCACAACGTAGCCACCATGTCCTCCGATGTCGAAGGGACCGCCATCTTTGAGGCGCAGTCGCTCATTGTCGTTGATGGCTATCAGTGCGTTCGTCAAGTTCTCGCCCTCCTCAAGAAGCCTACCCACCTTGATGGGTACCTTGAAGGTTGCCGTGCTGAGGACCTCGATACGCTCTCGATAGGGTCGCTTGTACACTTCCCAGTCCTGACCCATCGACAGCACGTCGCTGACTGATACAATCGAATTACCTGACACCTCAACCTCATAGACGCCAACAGTCTGAGTCGGCAAGAAGAACGTGTCAATCTTGCCAACAGGTTGCTTGTCCTGATTGTACAGTGTGCCTCGCAGTGTCCCCGCAGGGAACTCTACGACGTGCAGGTATCGACGCTGCGCCTTGATGACCTCAAGATAACTGCTACTTGGTGCGGTCGTCTGTGTCCACGACTTGTATACTGGTCCACGGAATGGCTGACCCGGTTGAATGTGGTCGAGGGGTTTGACCTCCTCGCTCTCATCCTTGAGTGTCCTTACAAGATACTCAGCGGGTGACATCGTGTCGAGTATGCGCCTCACTGCCTTGAGGCTCAGCGCCCTACTACCAGTCAGATGTGAACAGCGCTGAATGAAACGGTCGATTGGATAGGGTGGGGCTTCGCCCAGTGCCCTTGACCAAAACGCCTCAGCCTCAAGTTGACTGAGTTGTTTGGCTACATCCAACACAGGTGTTTCGTTCAGTCGGTGCATCAGCATCATCGCTTGCTTGACTGTTAAGTTGCTCGGTTCCTCATTGCTCTCCGATGCAAGGGTCGGCACGATAGGTTGCCCCGTCAATGCCTCGTCCCACACCAAGCCTGAGATACCAAGTTCTCGACAAACCGACTCCCTGATGTGGCTGTCTGAAATGAACTGTCGGGGATGTCGTGAATACTTCGGGAAGAAGATGTCAATGATGTCCTCGTAGTCCTCGGCTGATTGCTCAACCATATCAGACACGGCACGCATGGACTCACGAAAGTCAGCCGCACTGTCGTCGCTGTTGCGTCGATAGTACAACCTACGGAGTGTACGTGCTGCCTCAGCAGCAGTCGATAGTAGCAAACCAATCACTCAATCGGATATGCTAACTGATGCGGCTCAGCCACTTTCGCTTGCAACTCTTTCACGGCATGCAGTAACTTGCCTGCTATGACTTTATCACGTTCGTACAAATCATTTACCTCAGCAATCAAGTCGTTGACCTGCTCACGTAGCGATTCGTTGTCTCGTTCAAGTTGTTCAACTCTGTCTTCAAGTTGTTCAATTCTGTCTTCAATGTATTCTTTGCTCATTTTTTCCACCCATTTGTTTTTATGTACTGTATCATGTATTTGTCATCGTACTTGACTGCTTCTTTGAAGCAAATCGACCTAAAGTCGATGCCCCACCGACTACCGAAATAGTCAGCAAGGTCGAGTACATCTCTGAAAGTGAATTCGTTACCTTCGTCGAACGCTTGCTCAACTAACAACTTCATGTTACTCTCAGTATTGTTTGCTAACATGCTCAATAGCATTTCTCTCTCATTTGTTTTCATCTGTTTAAACAGTTTCATTCTTTCATCTCCTTTTGAAATACGATGGCACACGGTGTGGGCCATCCCTTCTTGGCAGTGACCATCAGGCCAATCTCCCTGTTATTATTCTTGCCCCACTCAAGGAGCATCTTGTGCATCTTTCGGGCAGTCGATTGTTTACCGTCGTCGGGAATGAACTGCATCAGTCCGCCGTCGACGATGTCCTTGTGGACGATGATTGAGCCGTGCTCGCTAAAGTCAACGATGCTCACGCCGTCACCTCCACGCATTCTTCTTTCCAAATGAAAACCTTACATGTGAGGCAAATGAAACCAATAGGTTGTAACTTGTCGCCTCCACCTCTTATCCTTCGCTCATCTCCACTTGGTCGCCAATAAGCGACCTTAGTTCTGCGTCCACATTCGCACAATGGTCTCTTCGTCACGCCGTCACCTCCATGCTTCCTTCATCTCCTAACTCAGACCAATCAAATTCACCGTCGGCTTTCCATCGAATGACCCAACTCTTTGGGACATACTTGATGTGCTCTTTGTGTAGTTTGACTCTTTGGCGAAGTTGGTTTGAATCACCATGAGCAGGGCACAAGCCCCACTCCATGTCTCCTTCGTGGTCGTCCCACTTTGGAGTTCGCTCGATGAAGTATGGCTCTTGTTCATCACCACACTCCATACAATACCAACTCATCTTGAGTGAATGGTACTTCCTTTTACTCACGCCGTCACCTCCAAATCGGCCATATGGCTTTGCCGTTAGGGAATGCAATGTCCCAACACTCAGCACACCAACTTATTTCGTTTCTAATTTCACACGCAAGCAAGGGCACGTTGCACCTGACGCAACTGTGCCTGACGGGAGGGTCGGACGGTGTCCACTCGTCACTCACGCCGTCACCTCCACGCTTTGACAACCCTTACAAAACCCACAAAGGTCTTCTTCTCTCCCTTCGTCATAGGCAACATCGCAA